CTTCGCGATGTTGCGGAGGATGGTTCCGTTCGGCCCGTAGATCACGACCGCGTTCGGATCGTCCGTCGCGCTGAAGTTCTTGTTCCCGATTGAGAGGAAGATCAGCGACGAGAGATTCGCTTGGAGCGAAAGATCGGCGGTCCCGCCGCCGAGCCCGGAAATACCGCCAAGGTAGACATCCGAAGGGATCACGATTCCCGTATCGCCGATCTGCATCGGCATCCGGACGTACTCCGGCCCGGCGACCGGGATCGTGACGTTCGGCAGCGTATATGGCGAGTTCGCCGTCGCGGCGAGCAGGAACTTGACCGTGACGATCGAATTGGAGACGGAGACGACTTGGGCGGGCAAGACGTTCCCGAGCAACGCCATCGCGCCGCGAATCTTCTTCTCTGCGAATTGGTTGAGCGATCGCGCGAGCGGAGTTTTTTGTTCATTGCCGCTCATGGCGAGGTTCCCGTCACGACGTTCGGAGCGCCCTCGATCACGGTCACCCAGGCATCTGCAGTCGACTGGCGGAAATTTCCGACGTGGCGCAGACTGATGATTGTGAAGCCACCCTGAAACGCTGCCTTCTGGTTGACCAGCGATGAGGCCGCCGCTTGGGTGTTGATCGTCAGCGTCGGCGGCAGTGTGATCTGTTGCCCGACGGAGAGGTCCGCGCGCATCATCGTTTTGATCGAGATGTTCGGCGCTTCCAACCACGTCGGCTGCCCGATGAGGTCCTGGAACGCGATCATCTTCGGCGTTCCGCTCGGTGCCGCACTGCCATCGAATGCGGAGAAGCCGCCATTCGGCAGCGGCACGATCGAGACGCCGGCATAGTTCGCGGTCTTGACAATGTCCTTGCTGGCTTGCCGGACGTACTGCGCGAGCTGCTCGAGCGTCGGATAATAACCGATTTGGTCCCCCGGCGAGACGATGCTCGAATTGATGTTGACGCTGACATTGGCACCAGGATAGGCAGTCTGAAGCGCATTCTGCAAAGCTTGCCCGAGCGGCGTCCCGGCCTTCCAATTTAGAACGATGTTCTTCGGCGCCTTCAACGTGCCAATGCCGCCAGGATTCGATGCGGTTCCGGCCGGCCCAGGCATAATGACGAGGTCCAACGTCATATCGACGCCGACCCAATTTCCAAAAGCCTGGAAGATCGTCCCGCTGACGAGGAGTCCGGCCTGCGCCGGGTTCGCAAGCGGAAGACCTTTCTGCATCCCGCCATAGATCTTGATATTCTTGCCATTGAGATTGTTCGCCTGTCCGATCTCCTGGAGACTAATTCCCCAGACGCGGATGAGGCCGAAACCTTGCGATGTCGCCGCGTCGATTACCGGAATATCCAATTCAACATTCCACGCGCCTGGAAGCGTTTGCCCGTTGATGTAGCTCGTGTAGGTCGCGCCGCCGAGCAGGCCGGTGAAGCCGGGCGGCGTGACGACTTGGCCGGTTTTCGGATCTTGAATCGTGATCGAGTAATATCTCATTTCAATCCGCCGACGATTTCGCCGTTCGTGATGTGACCGTGCCAGAGACCGCCCTTGCTACCGTCTAGCGATGGCGTCACGGTCATAGTCTCGAAGGTCGCGGTATCGATCCCGCCGGCGACAGTCCACGCGAGGTCCGGTAGGCATCCCTGAACGTCGTCGTCTCCGAATAGCTCCCATTGCTCGCGCGTCGGATATTTCATCACGAAGCAGCTCTGCCGCCATTTTGGATCAGTCGGCGAAACGAAGGTGAAGCCGACACGCTTTCCGTCCTTGACCAGCCACTTCGGATCGAGGTCGATCAGCTTCATGGGTTGACCTCGAATTGTTGGCTTGATTCGCGAAAGATTAGCGTCGACGTGAAGTAGGCACCGTTCTCGTCCTGGAACCCGCCGACGAGGTTGAAGTTGAACGAAGCGTTGCCGAAGATCGTCGCCTCTCCCGGATCGGTCGCGAGATCGTACTGGAATGTGTCCGGCCCGGTAATCAGCGCTTCGACGAGGCCGTTGTAGCCGCTCGGCGTGGCGGCGGCGATCGTGAGCGCGACGACCGAACCGACCTTGTAACCGTGCGGCGCCGTCGTCGTTGCCGTCACGATGCCGATGGTCGACCAGGACAGCGATTCGATGGCGACGCCGTCCGGAGATGCAGTCATCGGCTGCGCGACGATCAACGTTCCGTCTAATGCGTACAGATTCACGAACGGACGCTGGCCGAAGAGCGGGTAGGTCACCGTCAAATTATAGACCTGACCATCCAAAGTGACTTGCGCCTGGAATGGTTGCGTCGAGTTCGAAATGAAATTTATAAAACTAGTCATGGCGGACTCGGTCCTGAGTAGGAGGGTGCCGCTGTACCGCCACCGGCGGGACCGGCGAGCGCAGGCACGACGGGCGGGCCGGCGAGGCTCGCCGGGTTGCCGACAGTAGGTGATAATCCAGTCCAAGACGGCGAAGTCATCGAAGTGCCATTGTTGATCTGACCGAGTAGGCTATTGAGCGATTGCTGCGCGCCGATCGCGTCGGATAGCGTCAGCAGCGGTTGCTCGAAGTCCCATTGCCAGGTGTTCTGCGCCTGCTTGTCGGCGGTGTTCGACGTGTCGAACAGCCGCTTGAAGACGCAGCTCGTGAAGAAGAACGACGGCGTCGCACAGATGTAGGTTCCGCCCTGTGCGTTGTGCTGCGAGAGCACCGCCCGGAGCGCGAGCATCGTCGCCAGCTTGACGGCGTAGCCCGATTCGCCGCTGGCCGGGCAGATCATCCGGTAGGAAACCGGGAGCGATTGGCGGATGACCGCATTCGCCGCGATCGCTTGATTGGCGAATGGATACTTGCCGAGCTCCTGCGCGAGCATCTCAGTTCCCGGCAACGGATGAAAGTTCGCGAAGAAATCGTCGAGATCAGTTAGTTCATTTCCGCCGGAGAGCAGACCTTCGGTGAAATCTAGGGCTTGGGTGATCGAAATGATCGGCAACATGCCGCCGGGAATCGATGCCGCAATGCCGCCCTGCAAAACTATTGGGCTCAACTGGAACGACAATTTGTAGGCGGCGAGACCCGGAGAGATGCCCATGTCAGTTCTTCAGCCCATTGACGGTGACAGCGGTGTTGGCGCCGACGTTGTTGAGAATTTGCACGACGACCTTCGCGTCTTTGTATTTGTCGTAGTGCCCGCTTCGCTGCTCGTGGCTTATCATCGCCGCGATCACTCTGGCGAGGACTTCCGGATCGTTGAGGTTCAGATGCGCGCCAGCGCCGTATCCGGTCTTGCGCGCCACGTCGGCGATGTAGGCGGCGGTGTCGTTCTCGTTCGGCGGCGCGTATTTGCCAATGATCCCTGATAGCGTCTCGATCCGGTCGCGGTTCTCGTAGAGCTGGAGCTGTCGCGCCATCGCGGCGACGCCAGCCTCTGGAGAAGAAAATTGTTGGAAACCGATGTTCGATCCCGGTATCCGCAAGTTTCCTACATTATTGATCGGGCCACTGGTCGCACGGTCAAGCCAACTTCCCTTCGTGAACTTTGGATCAATCGTACCAAATGGCCCGAGATCAAGTAGCGGCTTATCGGAGAAGATACGACGACCTTCGGTGTCCTCAGTCTTGGGAAGTTTCCCGGTGATCCATGTAGAAAAGTCATCGATAACAGTCCCAAACTTTTTGACCGTTTGCTTGAAGTCGTCGCCACCGATGTAACCTGCGAACGCCTTCAAAGCGTCTCCCGATTCATCGACCCATTTCTTGAGTTTTGGGACACCAAACAAAGAACTAATGAGTCCCTGGATGCCTTCCGAGAGTTTTGTCAAACCAGGGGCGAGAGGAACGAGACCTTGGATAAACGTGTTTTTGATGCTCTTACCGGCGAAGTCTATGTACATCGTCAAGTCTTGCCACTTCATCAACGTATCGTCATCGATTTTCAATCGTCGCGCATAGTCGGCTTGCGTCGCCAGAGTTCTTTCAAATTCCGCGGGCCTGGTTCGTTTCAATCGTTCGAGATCAAATTCTGACACGCCCTGCAATTTATAGGCTTGGATGGTTTGAGTGAACAATCTCGGATCGGTCCTGTCGGCGAGTTCCTTTAATTTGCGAAGATAGGAGATGCCAAGTTCCGCAGTATCGCCGCCCGGCCGCACACCGAGACTGAGCAGTCCGACGCTTTTGGTGATGTCGAATCTCGCTCC